TTACCGATTTCACCGTTGCGGATAGCATCGCCATTACCGACAAATGCTTGTTCGGTGTAACGAGCCAGACCCATCAGGGTATTGCGGCTTGATGGAGGGATGATGAAGAAACGATTGTCCATAGGAGTATCGTTGTCATCCAAACGCTGAATAGTGCGGCGAATAGCGGCATCAGTCAGAGCAGAAGCGTTACCAGTGTTGGTGTTAGCTGTGTAGTCAAAGGTAGTTGTACCGTCACCACCGATGAAGGCAGAACCGTAACGTGCGCCAGAAGAACCACCGTTAGCCAAACGACCCAACTGAATCAAATCGGTATCAACTTGACGAGACAGGGCGTAACCAGCGTCAGAAGTGTAGAACTGACGCATAGAGTTCAGTGCTTGGGCTTCCACGATGTCTTCGATCAAGCGGCTATATTCATAGTGCTTGTTGATAGACACAGTGACTTCAGACTCAGTAGCGGCAATCAAAGTGACTGCTGTCTCAGCGGCTTTAGCAGAAGCAGAACCACGAGTAGGTGCAGGAATGTGAACGGTGTCACCTTTCTTGCCCTTGAAGTTCATCTTCATAACGAGGTTAGCAAGAACCAAGTTTTTCTTGTAAGCCGCTACGATTTCATCTGACCAAATCTCTGGGATGAATGTTGCGCCAGTGCTTGTGGTCACCGAATTGGTGGGGGAAAATGATGTTGCCATGTTGTATCTCCAAAAAAATCAAAAGTTAAGTTATTTGACCCTGCCCTCTGCGTATGCTTGCATGATTTCATCACTCAAAGCATCGTAGCGGTTCGGGTCTTGCATCTTCAGCCGAATAAGGTCAGCCCTTCGGTAAACTCGTTTCCCAGATTCACCAGTACCACCAACATCTACAGATGCGGCTTTGAGATTAGTCTTGCGTTGGGCTTCCCCTGCATCACTAGTCTGTTTGGCCTTAACACCCTTCAACTGCTTATAGGTACTGAGCAGTTCGTTAGCACTGTCATAGTCATATTCACCATCAGCTTTAGCGTACAAACCAATGCGAACAGGAGAAGATTTCACCCAATTCACAAAGTCTGCATCCTGAGCAATCTGACCGAAATCAGGGTGTTCAGCCGCTAGCTTTTGCTGAATCTGCATCTTTTTGAACTCAAGAGCCGCTTGGCGACCCGCAAGGACATCAGGATGGTTATCAACAGTCTTACGAACAGCCGCCTGTGGATTCTCGAAAAAATCTACTTCTGGCTCGTCCTCTTTAACAGGTTGAGACTTTCCCGCAAGGTTCTGCTTAATGAGTTCATCCGCTAATTTGCGTACTTCCCCCACTTCTTGAGCTTGCTTGCCAATCAGCTTTTCAGCCTCTTGGTGCATCTTGATAATGTCTGACAGTTCTTTGCCCCGATACTTGTCGGGAATGTCATCACTAACTTGCTCAACTGTGGAATGAAGTTTCTGCTTTTCAACGACTTCTAATTCACTTTGCAACTCGTCTGGGTTATCAATCAACATTGTTTTTTCCTTTTTCCTGCCACTTTTGGGTTCTAGGAGATCACAACGGCATAAATGCTTATGTTGTGGTTTTACGCTCTGCTACTAACTTGTCTTGGTGTTTCTTGTCAAATTTCATCCATGAAGATGGAAAATGACCTGACCAACCTTCCAAGTTAATGCTTGGAGCAGAGATTGTGCGACTGGCTGAACCACCGCACTCACACTGAACAGACTGCAACTCATAATTGCAATACCGTTCAATTTTGTGTCCGTTTTCACAGACAAATTCATACATTCTTTTCATTCAATTCCTCGTAGGCTCGTTCGCTGACCTCTTTCAAGGTTTTCAGCCAAGTCAAGATGGAAAGTTCACCTTTTCTGAACATCAAGGTCTTTTCATCAGGAATCACGCTTATATTATTCAAGGACTCTATCATATTGTCAATGTCAATAGTCAAGTCCTTCCAGCCTTCCATGCTCATCATGTCAAAGCGGGACTCGTAATAGCGTTGGAGTTCTGGGGTCACCAAGGCACTCCAGTGGCTTGAACTGGATTCTTCTTCAGTTCAATCTGAGCCGCTAGAGCCGCCTCTGTTGCATCCTTATCCACGCCATTAGCCCAAATCCAACCAAGGACTTGTTCTTGTGTCAGGTCGGCATAGTCCACGGTGGGAGTGCCATCAGACCATGAGCAAGTATTGTAAATAGAGGCTGAATGCTCTCCATCTACTGCTGTGGCTTGCCAGTGGGCAGTGGTTACAAATCCATCAGAGGTTTGACGGTCAAGTTGTGAAATGTTCCAAGTTGTTGTCATTTTGCTTCCAGTGCTGTGATGCGGTCAGTCAGGGTGGTGATGAGGGCTTGTTGTTCTTGAATGGCTTTGACTAGCACTGATGTGAGCTTGTCGTAGTTAACACCGCCAGCAATTAACTCTGTGTCAGCCTCATCTTTAGTAAAAATACTTTTTGCAACCAAAGGCACAAACTCAGGCATGACCGTTTGAACTTCATCGGCTACCAACCCAATTTCGTCACGTTGGTCATCAGTACGATGGTATTTGCGTGATTTCAGTTGCAACACTTCAGCTAAACCGTAAGGCGAATCTTCAATGTTTTCTTTTACAAGGCGTGATGAAGTGTCGTATGTAACGATACCTGTAGTGCTATTCCATTTAAGTGGGTATGTCCCAGCCCCAGCAGAAATAACAGTAGCACCAAAGTAAATACTGTTTGTAGAAGGTGTGGAAGTTCCTACTCCTAACCCATCTGCAATAGCTAATCCACCACTAGCACCGATACGGGCGCGTTCTGTGTTGTTGGTTCTAAATTGCAGAGCATGGTTACTGCTAGTGCCAACAATACCTTCGCCACCGCCAGCAGTTGACATGATGGTGACTGTTGTCCCACTAGTGGCCCGAACGGTATCGTTGGAAGAAATAACCCCATTAACCTGTAGTTTGACTGTTGGCGAACTCGAACCAATCCCCACATTACCAGAGGCGTCGATACGCATGGCTTCAATCCAGCTACTAATAGTGCCACCAGCAGTTAATGAGTTTGCGTACCTCCAAACATAAGTTCCTGCAATTTGATAGTGGTCTGTTGCACTACCTGTCAGAATAGCTTTGTAATTTGTTCCATCAAAATATGTATTGTTTGAGAAATGTGCAACAGCACTTGATGTCGCACCCCAAACAGACGAGTTCCCAAGTTGCAAAATGCCGTTTCCAGTTCCCCAAGCACTTGGCGTAGTTCCAATCCCCACATTCTGACTTGCGTCAATCGTGACAGCAGTGGTAGTTCCATTGCTCTGTAGGGCTAAAGAACCGCTACTGGCTACGCCTGTTGAATTAAGTGTAATTTGTGCCATGTTTTATTTCCTTTAAGGTGTTCCATTTGCGACAATGTTTGTCGCAGAAGTGATGACTCCAGTTGAAGACATAGAAGCAATTGTCGTTGCTCCATACTTGAACAGCAACTTACCACCAGACTCCTCAATTGTAAAGTTGGTAGTAAGCAGTTTAGGTGTTGATGCGGCAGTCCCTGTTGTGTTCTGGTTCAACGTAGGAATATCAGACGCAACAATTGCCCTGAATGTAGGCACTCCAGAAGAACCATTAGGTGCGGCTAAGACATAGTTCGCAGTCTTAGAAGCATAAGGGTTCTGAGTGTCGCCATAACCAGAAGCCAAGCTAATAGCGGGAGTAGTGCCACCTGAAGACGCAACAGGAGAAGTGCCAGTTACAGAAGTCACAGTCCCTGTGAAAGCATCATTTGAGGTGATTGTGAAGTTGGGATATGTACCACTGATAGACGTTGTACCAGCACCAGTTAACGCAACAGTTTGGTCAGGTGCAGAGTTGGTAATGGTGATAGTCCCCGCACCCTCAGTGATGCTGATACCTGTGCCATCAGTTAGAAAAGCGTTTTCCCAAACACCAGCAACAGCATCGTAAATCAAGGTGTTGCCAGATGCTAATGATGTGAAGTTCACATTTCCATCTGTTCCACCCAATACAGAACCAAATGAAGGGCGAACAAACAACACACCATTTGATGAGCCAACATGGACAACAGCCGCCACAATGCAAATAGCGTTAGGCACTGATGGCTTGGTCTTGGTCAAACCACCTGTGACAGATGGGTTGTAGTAAAGGACATCACCTTGCACCCAAGTCTCTGCACCACCAGTCGTGTTGATTGACTTGACTTCACCAAAAGTGGTGACAAATATCCAATCGTTTGTAGAACCAGTTTCACCAGCAACACCAAGAATGTAATGTGCTTGTTCTGGTTGCAACCCTGTAGCTGGTGCGGCTCTTAATCCACCACTAGCACCTAGAGTACCAGTGAACATCAACACTTGGCCTTTGGTTGCCGCAGAAGATAACTTAACCCTGTAATACAGTTCTTCACCAATGTGCTGAATCTGATTGCCATTCATCTGGAATGACAATGTTTGGAATTGATCTTCAGCGTTGTAATACAACTTGCCAGTTGCATTGGTGACAGTTGCGGCAGTGTCAAACTGGATGAAATCAGGTGATGAAATACCACCTGTGATGCCAGTCATTGATGTGATGTTGTCGTTGGCTCCAGCAATAGCCCAACTTTGGTCAATCTTTTGCCAAACAGAACCGTTGAAAATCAGCCAGTCCCCTGCTTTCCAGTCAGTGATGCCGTTTAGGTTTGTAGAACCAGCAGTATCAACAACATAATAATAGCCGCTTGTTCCAACACTAGAGGTGAGAGTAGGAGTGTTTGTAGACGCATTCCATGTTCCTTGGTAATTCAAAGCACCAGCAACATTACCCCATGAAAGGGTAGAACCATTGGTAGTTAAGAACTTTCCAGAATTCCCTGATTGGCTAGGAATCAGGTTGTTAATCTGGGTTTGGAGTGAAGCTAGAGTATCAAGTACAGACTGAGAAGTGCCGCCACCGTTAGTAATGACTTTGATGCGTTCTGCAAGATCAGGAGCAACAACTTCACCAACATTGAGTTCACGACCAGAAGACAGTGTAATAACAAGGCTACCATCAAAATCAATGCGAGCAGCGGTAACAGAAACACCGTCAGTACCATCCACTCCATCACGCCCATCTCGACCAGCGTCACCTCGATCACCTTTAGCGCCATCTTTGCCTGATCGTCCATCTTTTCCATCTCGACCATCCTTGCCATTAGCACCATCACGACCATCTTTGATGGAGGCTACACGCTTTTCAATGGAGTTACCCACATCATCAAAGCGGGAACGAATGTCAGATTCAATCTTCTTAAGAGCCTGAACAACTAGGTCAACATTCTCACCAATCTTGCGCTTTTGCACTTCTTTTGCTTGAGCAACAGACTGCCGAACAGAATCCAAAACAGCCATCTGCTGCTCTGGAGTCATGTTTTTAAGGATTAACTCCTTGGCAAGATTTTCGACATTCATCGCACAATTCCTGTCTGGGAAGCATTCAATTGTTGCGTCAGTTGGTTGAGGAAGTCTTCTTCCATGCCAGCCATCTTGTTGTTCTTCTCTGACATCTGCAATTCAACAATCTTAGACTTGTTCTTGATGTCGGCTTCTTTCAACATCAGTTCAGCAATCTTAACCCGCTTGTCAAACTCACGAGAAGCCGCTTCATCCTCATTGGGCAAGTTCTTAGTAGTTGCGCCAAGGACTTTAGCCTGAATCTCTTGAGGCATCAACTGTGCTTCCATCGACAACTTCACAGCATTTGCTTTGTTTTCTTCAGCCTGAGTCGTGTTGACAGCAATCTGAGCTTGAGCCGCTTGCATCGCCAATTCAGCTTGCATTTGTTGCATTTGCTGTGCTTGTGGGTTAGGCGCACTCATCTCATCCAAAGCCGCAATCAACTCATAACGGTTGGTCAGGCTAGAGTTAGACAAGATGCCCTTCAAGATGATAGGCAGAACAGGAGTATCAGGGCCGAGAGTCTGCAACAAACCAATAAACAGCTTCTGCTCATACTCACGAGCAATGATGCCCAAGGTGGCAGTCGGGATGAAGTTCATGTCCACAGAGGGATAACGCTCTGGGTCAAACTGCATATAGCGAAAAGCCGCCTTTTTGATGAATGGAATCAGGAAGTCTTCTTGGAAGTTAACTAGTGTGCGCTTGTACTTCTTGATGATGGTGGCTACAGCCATAGACATACCATCACCATCACGAGCAGAATTACTAACCATTCCCTGTGAATCAAGAGTGCCAGTAGCTTGCAACAACATACGCTCAAACTCTTTGGCGGTTGCCAAGTTGTTAGGGTCTGTCTCGCCAAACTTAAATGGCATCAAAATCTCTGTGGGAGAGCCGTTTACAAGGATAGCTTTTCCGGGCTTGACCTCAAACTTAGCGCCACGAGGCAAACGAGTTGCATCCATTGCAATCATTGGGCTGGTGGTCAGTGCCAAAGAGTCTAAATGGCTACGAGTCTGGGCATCAATAGCTTTTTGCATATTGAAAGCCTTCTCAACTGTCCCCCGACCCAACAAACGGTTAGGAATCGTGTCATCTTGATAGCTCAAGACTGGACGATCTTTCATCATGTAGGGGTTTTCTTCAGCTTTGAGGAGCAAACCATCGTTGGCAATGACCACAATGGCCTCAACCATGTCTGTGTAGTCTTCAGCGGCTGAGTTTTCAGGGAACAACTCGACAATTTCTTTGTTTTCTTCTAAGTTGTTCAGGTATTCACGAGGCACAAGACCGTAATAGGTCAGCAAAAGCACCTTTTCGTCCTGATATTGGCTAACCTCTTGGGTTGGCTCAAGGTCAGTGTCTTCATAGGTAGGGGTGATGTCTACTTTGCGGTAGATTCCACGTTCAATACCTTCAACAACCTTATGAATTGAAACGTATTTCTCGATTGCCACGCCCATACAGTCATCAATGCTTGTCCCATTGGGGTCAAACAAGAAGTTCTTAGGGTTCACAGGAACAATCTTGACCGCAATGCGGTTAGTCTCAGTCACGCCAATAGCTGCCTGACCTGTTTGGTTAGGAATGGCACGAGTTGTAGGGATGTATTCCTTCTCAGTCTTGACGATGATCTCGCCAATACCTGTTCCATAGATTTCAGCCATCAACTCGATCTGATCGATAGCTTTTCTGATTTTGTCTTTCTTGAAGTCTTCCATCAGTTGAGCCTTAATAGCTTCAACATCCAATGGATTACCGTCAATATCCTTGATGTCATCTTGGATGTCAAAGAATTCGCCTTGACCGAAGATGGCTTCCATGATCTCAGCATGGCGGGTTTCTACGGCTTGTTGGGTAGCGGGGGTAACGATGCGGCTACGCTCTGATTCACGAGTCTTGTCTTCAGAAGCCCATTGACCACGGAAGATGCGCTCGTATTCCAGCCAGTCAGGGAGGAAGTTGACATCACGGTAATCACGCCAGCGTTGGCAGTGGTCAACAACAAATGCAGTGATTTCTTTGTCAGCCTCTGTTGGCTGATAAAACTGGTTCTGTTCTAACTTCACTTGTTTGTCTGTTGCCATGTGTCGCCCTTAAAATCCCGAAATTACGTCTAGAGGCTCCCACTCATCTTCTTGGTCATCTTGGAAGTATGAGGTGACAGCCAGTTGGTCAATGTACGATAGGGCATCAGGTAGGTCATCATGCACACCTTGGGATGGGAACATCAAGAGTTGATCTTTAAATTCGTCCCAATCTTCCTCGGAGTTCAGCA